TTGGCCCAACTTTGCCCCGGATCACCGCCCCAAAGTGCCCACGCAATCCTGCCGTTGCTCGGGTAGCCTTCCTCGCCTTGCCGGAATCCTTCCGCGTCCTTATCGACTTCATGCCTCGCGAAGAACCTGACCATGCGCCCAATCGTCTCCGGGCTGACCTCAACGCCGTTGCTGAGATCCCGCGCCCGTGCGATGCCTACCGCAGTGCCTCCGCGTCCGTATTCGTCCCGCCAATCCAGCCCGCGCTGCGCTTCCTCGCGGACTGCCTGCGGTGGGCTGAAGTCGATGCCGTCGTATTTTTTGGGGGCTGCTGTGACCACGCACCGCAAGATTGCCGCCGTCAGTCGTTCGGCCCGCTGTGTCCACGTCGCGACTTCGTCCGACACATGCGTTTTCAGTGTGTCCGCTGTGCAATGTCCGGCCACCTCGATCAGCAGTCGCCGCGACTCCGCAGCATGTGCCGCAATCGCCTGCCGTGCCTGTGGTGATGTCAGACCGGGCAGGGTATTTTCCGCCCACGAATCCGACAACGATTCAACCGCTGCCAGAAAATCGTGCGGTCGTTTGCTGGCGGTTTGAATCGCTTTTGAAGTCTCAAATTCGCAGGACCGCTGCACGCCGTCAACGATCATCTGCCGCAGTGCTGCCACGGCTGGCGATTCGTCGCTGTCGTCCTCGCTGTCATCCTCCGGGCTGTCGTCCTCTGATTCGTCGGGAAGTTCCTCCGTTTCGCCTTCCTGCATTTCCTCCTCGGGACTGCCGATCTCCAGCCAATTCATCGGCCTATATCGTGCGTCACCGTCCTCGCCCAGTCCTGCCATGTTCAGCAATGCGCGGCCTTCGTTGTGCGTGATCAACCCGGATTCCAACTGCCGGTAAATGCCGTTTATTTTGGTCTCAAACGACATTTGCACCAACGCCTCACGGTTGAACTCGATGGTGTGGCTGTCGCTGTCTTGCTGCTGTTGCGTCAGCAGTTTTTCGCGACATTCCATCTCCCACGTTTTCAACCACGGCTGCAGGCAGTAGTCAAGGTAACTTTGCCCCTCGGCTTCAAGGCTGTTGTGGCTGGTTCGCGTGCTGTCGCCCAGCATATGCGGGGGAACGCCGGTGATATTTGCCACGGTCGCCCGAATCTCATGCTCACGGGTCTGGAGAAATTGTGCTGCCTCTGGTGCAATCTGCAGTTGTTGAAACTTGACGCCTTCCTGCAGTAGTGCGACTTTGTGCGAATTCGCCAGCCCCTGCTGCATCGAATTCCACGCCGCAATCGTGTTCCGAATCTTCTCCTCGGAGAACGCCCCCGGAATCATCAACAGACCGCTGGGATTGCTTCCGCTGCCGAAGAACCTCGCCCCGAATTCCTGCGCGGCCATGCCCACGCCCAGCGCGTCCGCCATCAGCTCCAGAACCGGCCAGCCCACAATGCCGTCAGGTCCGAGACCGCGGATGTGTAGCATGTCTCGGCTGTTGATACGCACCGGCTGGTTGTTGAAATACGTCACATACCAGACTTCGCCGTCCATCACGCGCACCATTGTCTGCGCGGGATTCCAAATCGACAATGAAACGGGACGGCCTTCAACGCGGTCGATGCTGGCGTAACTGTTGCCGTGTAACAGTGCCAATGCGGTCATCGTCCGGCGGAATGTGTAGGCATTCACGAACGGACTCGCCGACTTCTCCAGCAACTTCTGCGCTGGGTGCCTCATGTCCACTTTTTTTCCGCCGTCCCGCTGTCGCCTGAACACGTCAAATGGCAACCCGGCAACGCTGTTGCTGATCAGGTTGACCGCTCGCCACAGGGGAGGGTAGCCCATTGCGGTGCGTGAGGTGATCTTAGATCCGGAGTTTGACCGGATCACCGGATAGTCGCCGCCCATGCTGATGGACCGCCACAAGTGCTCCTCGGAACGTGCGGCCACCGGCGTTGCCTGTGCTATGATCGTCACACCGTAGTCGCTCATTCACGTTACCTCAAAACAGGATCACACCCGAACCCGTCGAACTGTAGGCCGATACCCCCACCGCGTGCTGTGTTGCCAGTGCCAGGCCCATCAGCGTAGCACAAATCCCATCGATTTTCTCTGCCGATTTCCCCTTGTCCGGCCTGATATTACCAGACGAATCTTCTTTGTGCGATAGATTTGCCGCCATCCATCGCAACACCTGGTTTCCGTCATGCCGAAACTTGCCGCTGCCCAGCATACTCAACAGCCGCTTGAATGGCTCGTTATACGTCGAAAATGATTGTGGCATTTTCACCAGCAGGCTTTCCGGCATGCCCAGTTCTTTGAGTTTTTGGGTGACACCTGTGGCGTTCCACGGATCAAACCCGATCGCCTGAACGTCAAACTGTTGGCAAATCTCCGTAATGCGTTCGGACAACTCTTGAACGTCGACCTCGTTGCCGCTGGTCGTCTCCACGTCACCCCGCGCCGCAAAGGCCCGAATCATCCGCTGATCTTGTCCGGCTCGCTGGCTGACGGCTTCTTCCGGAATCCAGAACCACGGAAACACCGTCACCCCGCCGTCGTCCTCGGGGAACACCAGTGCCAACGCCGTCACGTCCCGCGTGCTGGACAGGTCCAACCCCGCAAAACACGGCCTGCCGTAGTATTGCGTGATGTCGATTTCATGCCCGCACTTGTCCCACTGAATCATCGACACGATTCGTTTCGCCTGCTCCGTCCACTGATTCAGATGCAACTGCCGGAACGTGTTTTCAAACGCCGGGTTTTCTTCCGCGCGTTTGCACTGCTCCCGCAGGTAGTCCAGTGAAACAGCCTCACCCAGCAGCGGGTTCGCCTTCCGCCATGTGTCCTCAGACCTCCAATCGTCCTCAGGATCTGCAGCGAACAGAACCGGATAGAATGAAGGGTCTGAGATCGCTCCGGATAACACGGCGGTGGCGTACTGATGCAGCTCCCAGCATATACTGCTGCGGTCATGTCCAGCGGTGGTGATCGCGAACGTCAACGGCTGGCGACGTGCCCCGGTGGAGGTGTCCAGTGTGTCCCACAGATCCCGCGTCGGCTGGGTGTGCACTTCGTCGAAAATGATTCCCGATGCGTTGAATCCGTGCGCCCCCTGCGCGTCTGCAGAAATCACCCGGTAGAATGAATTCGACTTTTTGTGCAGGATGCGTTTCGTCGAATCACGAATGGTGACGTGCTTGGCCAGCATGTCATTTTTCCGCAGCATCTGCGATGCCATCTGATACACCAGCCCGGCCTGCTCACGGTCGCGGGCTGCCGAGTAGATTTCGGCCCCTGGCTCTGCATCGCACAGCAGCAGGTAAATTGCGATGCCTGCCGCCAATGTGGATTTTGCATTCTTGCGAGGAATCTCGATGTACGCTTTCCGATACCTCCGGGTGCCGTCCGCCCGCTTCCAGCCAAACAGATCCCGCACGATCTTTGCGTGTGCCTCGTGGAGAACCAGTGGTTTGCCTGCCTTAGACCCCTTCACGTGCGTGAGACAGTCCGGGAAGAACGATGCGGCCCGATCGGCTGCCGCGTCGTCAAACCAGAATTCTCCGTCACGTTTTGGCGTTTTCTTAGGCAAGGTATTTTGCCTCCAGATCCTCGGGTGCCTGAACAGCTTTCGATTCCATTCGCTGCCTGCTCAGGTAGTTCAGCCCCAAATCATTGATCAGGCTGCGAATCTTTGCCCATGCGTCGCTGTTCACTGTGCACGCCGGATTTTTGATCGTGCCGTGTTCGGTGGCCAGTGTAATCCCGTGGTCCTCAATTTCCTTTTGGGATTTCATTGCCAACTCGTATTGCCAACACAACGCCTGCAGTGCTGTTCGGTCAATCGCGTCGATGATCCCCAGACGCTCAAGACCGGGAACAACCTCGTCCCACTTTTCCTGCGCGAATGTGCCCGGCAAGAATGGACTGTCCGGAACGCCGAAGTCTTTCGGGGCGCGTTTGTTTGTTCGGCACTTTTGCAACGTGCCCTGCATTGCCTTTATCGCGTCTGGTTTTCGCTTCCTGCCTCCCATGGGATCAACCCTACCTCATCCATTTTGCACTTTTTTTTGCGACCTA